TAGAGTAGCATTAGGAAATCCTGATGCCCCTGAAACCACTGATGAAGAAAACAGCATTGATTATTGGTGATTTATTCTTTAGCATAAGTAAGTAAACTTATGGGGAGTAAGCCATTTTTTAATTGGTAGAAACTTCATAAATAGTTTCAATATTTAATGGTGTAATCGTTGGCGAATGACGGTCAATTGGGTGCGAAGCCCAAAACAAGGTGAAAGAAATGATAGTAAAATTGAATCAATTAGTAGTTGATTTTGGAAAGGTAGAAAGTTTAGAATGGAAAGAGTTAGAAGAAGAAAAAGGACAATACTCTCTTCGACTTCACACAACTAGCGGTAAAATGTATACCCGTCAAGTTAGTGAAAAAGACCTTAATACAATTAAGGAACAATATGCTACACAAGTTAAGGTGGTGGAGTAATGGGTATTGGAAGTAAATCAGGTAAAGCCGCAGGTTCTGTATTACAGAAGGCAAATGAAAATCTAAATAATAGTTCATTTAAAGCGGCTAAGATGCGAGCGATGAATCAAAGAAAGAGTTTGTTAGAACAAGAACAGGCTTATCTTGTTTGTGGTGTTAGCGGTAATCCCGGTGATGGTAAAACAGGAACTTGTCTTGATTGTCGAACAGATGATGAATTAGATTCACATTGGATATTCGTATTAGATTATGATGAAGGTGCTGAACCCACATGGAGACAACACTGGAGTTCAGATGAAAAAGTTGTTATCTTTAATCCGTATGTTTACAATGAAGATATGACCGTAGATTATGAAAAGACGGCAGATATGTCTAGGTTTTTCATGGCTATGGTTAATGAAGCAATTGAAACTGGAAAGATTGAATATGAGGATGAAGTAGTAGAGGTAGAAGCAGTAAAGGCTATTATCTTTGATGGACTCGATTCATGGTTAGATACAACAAATATGATTGCTAGATTAAATCATATTAAAGGTGGTGACCCTCGACAGGCTGATAAAGTTAAGATGGTCCCTACACAATGGTATGCTAGAAATGCTATGTATAAAAGGTTATTTCAAGCAGCACTACAACTTAAATGCCATAAGTTCTTTATTACACATATGAAAGAAGTTCATGATGGGTTTGAAATTGTAGGAACCAAACCAGATTGGGAGAAGTCCACAACTGCAAAACTGTTTCAGTATATTGAGATGAGTCGTGAAGAACGCGGTAAATCTCTTAAATTATATGCTACAGTAAAGAAGTCAAAGACGAATGCAGAGAATCTAGGACAAAAATTCTTAATTATGGAAAACGAAGGAGGTAATGTTACATGGCATGGCCTTCCACAAATTAAAGACGGAACTCTTTGATTTGTATAGACCTGAGTAAGTCATAAAACTGCTCCACTTTTTAGGTGATTAAATGACGACAGTAAATTGTAAAGATTTAAAGAAAGCGATAGAAACTGTTATTTGTAAAGGTAAATGGGCCGTAGGCTCTACCACAAAAAACAGTTCTTTAGGAAATGAAATTATGATATGGACGGATGAAAGAAAACTAAATATTGCTAATGCAGATAATTCTACTTTTGTTTGGAGTAAGATTACTGCTGCTAATATAACGTCATTAAATAATGTAGTAATTGACGCTAAAGTTGCTATGAAATATATGCGTAATGGGACAGTTACACTACATGCATATAATGGAGATTTTTCTATAACTGCTAACACTGGAACTGCTTCGGTATTTCCTGTATTAGAAAGACATCCTTTTGCAGACCAAATTCTAAGGAGTATAAGAAACCTTAGCGGTAATATTGAAGGTGATGAAGGTTTTGCTATTAGTAATAAAACAACATTACGTTCTGTAGCAAAAACAACAAGTAAGAAGTTTGCAGAAGCAGTTAAAATGTGTGAAAAAGTAGGTAGTGGAATATACGAAGTATCAATTAATAATAATCAGTTATTGGTTTCGTCCACTAATAATAACGAACACTATAGAGAAATAATTACTTTATCCGAAAATGTTAATACTGCTAAAATGGAATACGTTGGGCCGTTCCATAAATATTTATCAGGAGATTTAACTATAGCAACAAACACAAACAACCCAATTTTATTTAAGACAAATGATGTTATGATACTAAGAGCGCCGAGGCTAAGAACATGAATTTATTAGAATTTGTACAACCACTACAGAATGAATTGAGACAGTTATTGAATATTGTGGGGTGTTCTTCTATGGAAGAATACTTGAGACACAAAGACCTTAAGATAGAAACAACAGAAGAGAAGATAGCATATATTCTAGGACAGATGGCTATTATTGATGCACTAATACAACAAATGATATTAGATGAAAGAACCGCAGAACTATTAGAGTTGGAGGAAGAATAATGTGCAACCTATGCAAAGATGAATCAGCAAAAACCAGAACTTCTAGAATACAAGCAATACCAATATGTAATGCTTGTAAAAAACTAGAAGACAAATTATGTGAAATAATTGAAACAGAAGAACTAGAAAAATACATATCCTTTTCTGAATTGGTAGTATATTGTGATATGTTAAGAAATGATATGATGGCTGATGATAAAGATATTCCTTTCAATGAATATCTAAGTATGATGAGGGAATAACATGAAAGATAATAGAGAAGTAAGAGAAATGATGAGAGAAGCAAAACGACTAAGGGATGAATGGGAAACATATCTTTTAGAAATGAAAGAACATAATAGTGCTAATCCCGATAACCGTTACCCTCGAACAGATATTGCAGAAGCAGTTAGAAACTATAATGCCCTACGCGGTGTTGTTAAATCTCTTCAATGGGTAATTGGAATGCCGGGAGTTGAAGACCCGCTATGGTAAAAATTAAAACCTACGAATGCACTATTTGTGGTAAACCCCTAGATTGGGATGAATTGATTGATGGTGACTTTTGCAGTGAATGTTATGAAGGTGAAGAGGAATGAACCACGTTGATTATAATGCCCCACTAATGTTTAGATATAATGATATGGATTATGAATGTCTTTACATGGGTGCATATCTTTCTAAGAATAAAGTACATCACATAGTTCTTAGAAATAAGGCAGCAAAAGACAAAACATATCCAACAATTAGAATATTAGAAACATACGATAGTTGGGGGAACGGTATATCTTCACCGTTAATGAAGATACATAACGAAGGACAGGAAGGAGAAATATATGATAATTACAGAGGTAAGAGACAAAGTGAAGTTAAGGTGGAGGAATCCACAAAATCAAAGAGTGACTGATAGTATTGATGACTATAGACACTATTTCTATGTTGAATCTAAGGATTATAGTAAGTTAAAGAAAGTATATACTTACAGGCACTGGGGTCAAGAAAAATTACTTAGACCTAGAGTAGATACAACTAAGAAGAAAAATCTTAATGGTGATGCCCTACTTAAGATTACACTTAGTTCTAGAAATGAAGTGTATTGGTTAAAGGACCATTTTCATCAAAATGCTATTAGAACATACGGAGCAGATGTATCTTTGGCTAGACAGTATTGCGTAGATAATATGGATTCAGTTAAAGAATATAACTTGCGAAAATGGTATCTTGATATTGAAACAACAAGTGGACGTGACTATAAACAGATTAACGCTATTACTGTATACGATAGTTATACTAAAATGTACACTGTATATACTTGGTTTCCGGAAGAAAAAGAATTAGATAATAATTGGGCCGGAGATGATGTTAATGTTGAAATCTATGAAAATGAAACATTAATGCTTAGGGCATTTCTAAGACAATGTATTCAAGAAGACCCTGATATGATTATTGGGTGGTATGTCTTAGGTTTCGATATTCCAGTTATTATACAAAATATGTGTAGTAATAATATCAACGCTAGAAGGTTAAGTCCTTTTGATGAGGTAACAGGAGTATATACAGATTTAACAAAAACACCTAGAACACAGTATACTAATACTGCCCAACCTATTAAGGGTAGAATTACTTATTGTTTAATGACTAGATTTGAAAGATTGTGGTTAGATTCTCAACGTGGAACTCTACCATCTCTTTCACTTGAGTATTGTTCTAAAGCACTACTAGGTGAAGACGCAGGTGGTAAAGTTAAGAAATCTAAGTTTGAAGGAGATGAGTTTTTCCGTCGTGCGTGGTTAGAAGATACAGAAGTATTTCTTGAGTATAACTATGTTGACGTTAAACTAATGGTAGAAATGGATGAAAAGATGCGTATTACTGAAAACGATTTAGCACTACAAAGATTGCTAATTTGCCCTTTTGAATGTGTATTCTATAATAGTCAAATGGGTGCTTCATATTTTATGAAACACGCTGACTGGATAGCACCAACAGGTATTAAAGGTAATAAAGAAAAATATGAAGCAGCATTCGTTATGGACCCGGATTATGAAAATACATATGGGCTACATGAGAATGTTGCAGTATTTGATTTTAAATCTCTTTATCCATCTATGATGGCTGCGAATAACATCTCATGGGAAACTAAGAGATTAAAACCAGATGATACGTGTAACAAAATATACTTTGGGACACCTAAGAATCTAGGTAAATTCGATAGAGAAGTAGAACAATGTAATGTTGGTTTTAAAAAGGAACCACTTGGACTACTACCTAATTGTGTTATTGGGCTAATGAATATGCGAGATGAATACAAGAAAGAATTAAAGAATGCTACTACGGAAGAAGATAAACGTAAATGGGATTCTGCTCAAATGGCTACTAAACGTGTAGTTAATGCTCTTTATGGCGTATTGGCTAAAGATGGTTATGGTTGGGGAGATATGGAAATGGCCGCTGCTATTACTGCATCAGCCCGATATGCTATGAGAAGTGTTGCATTTGAAGCACAAAAGTTAGGTTATGAAGTTATTTATGGACACACAGATTCTATATTTGTAATTGTAGAGAATCCGGAAGAATCACAAGAATTGTGCGGTAAATTAAATTTACATTTAAGAAACAACGTGTTCAATGATTTCGTGACTTTGGAGTTTGAAAAGTTTGCTAAATCATTCTTCTTATCTAAGAAGAAAAATAGATATTGTGGATATTTATCATGGAAAGATGGTAAGTATCTAGAAGATGATGATTTCTTTATGATGGGCTTTGAAGCAAAGAAAAGTAATGAAACGGCATTTGCTAAGAATGTTCAATTAACTGCACTAAAGATGGTTGCATCGGGTGTAGTAGAAAAAGAAGTTACTACTTTTTGTAAAGAAAATTATAATCTATTAAAGAATGGTGAAGTAGATATGAATACTATTGCTAAACGTTCTAGGCTACGTAAGGAGTTGGATGAATATAAGGTATTAGCCGGTGGCGTTGCAGGAGTTAAAGTATACAATAGTGGTATTGGAACTATAGCAGTTGGTGATAGTTATTACTTCTATCGTTGTGATAACCGTAGCATTAAAAAAGCACGAACGTTTATGATAGGAGAAAGAACAAGACCGGTTGACTACATCGCGTGTAAACGTATTGATGAAGTCATTAACGACTATCCTCCTGATTGGGCTTCTTTGGCTGAATCAGAGGTAGTTAAAAAAGTAACATTAATTTATGAGAGTTTAGGATGGAATCTTCAGAATATATCTGAGGTAGGAATCCAAACAACTATTGATGAATGGTGGTAATATGGGAAAAACAAAAACATATAGAAAGAGTATTATGAAGGCCGTAGAAGCCTTAGAAAAAGCAAGAGAAACAGTTCTTGCTAGACAAGAAACTTTAGATAATCTTCTTGCACAAGAAGGAGAATTATGGGATAAAACAGGTGAATGCCAAATTTGCGGAGCCGAAGGCTATACTCTT